TTCATTACTGCTTGATATTCCCAACTACCAAATTGTCCTTCCCAAGCCGCCGCAAATGATTTTTTTTGAAATTTAGCTCTGTTTATTTCTGCTGATGTTATTACAGGTCTTATTTGTCCCACAATAGTTTCAGGTCCCATATTCAATGCTCTAATAACTGAAGGATATAGTGAATTAATATCCATTGATCCTATCCAATTATGCATTCCTTTTTTTGGAGTTGCCACATAAGCACCTGCCGCCGTTTGTACTTCTTCTCCTTCTTTTCTATAACGTCTACCTTGAACAATCATGCCACGTCTATGTGCTTCATTAACTATTGCTTGTTCAGTTACTGCAACTGCACCCATTGTTGTTTGTAGCAACACAGTATTTTGGTGTGCAATTTCGTTGGCAAGTTCAATAAATTTTAATTTTTTTTCTAGTTTAGCAAGTAGATTACAGTCTTGTCTGTTGTATTCTATAAACAACCCGAAGTCATTTTTATAAAGTGAATCTAATGATCCTTCGTAAACAGTTTTTTTCTCACCTAGTTCGTGTTCACCAATTGCATCTAATCTAAATGAATGTCTTTCCTCATATGTGTATTTTCTATATAATTCTAATAAGTCTAAGTGTACTCGTCCAACTAAATCATAACTTAATTGTTCTCTACCATATTTTTCAAATGTTCTTTTCTTGGGCTTCTCACCCCAAAAACATAAACGTCTTGTATCATCGGAACTTAATACTTTTTGTATTCTACCTACTGTGTATGGAATATCATATCCTTCAGAGTTCCAACCTGATATAACATCTGCTTCTTCAACTAGTGTAAGAAATGCATCTAACATATCTTTTTCTTTTTGAAATAACATACAGTTAGAGAATCGTTCTGTTTGCATTTTAGCATCTTGTGTAGATAGTGTTTTAGGTACTAGTGCAAAAGTAACTAACTGATCCGTCCAGCTCATATAACAACTAATGGCAGTAATGGGCATAAACGGATCGTCAGTTGTGGCATAACCCTTTTCAGGATCAAAATCCACCTCGATATCAAAAAACATAGTGTTCAGTTTAGGAGTTTCCTTGCCTAGATAATTTTCTTCCAAACATCTAAACACTGGATTGATATCTTGTTCATAAAGAGTTTTATTGGATCTTATCCGTTGCTCTTTAATGAATTCTTTTGAAGTTCTACATTGTACTTTTTGTAATGATAGTCCAGTCATAGATCTATGCTTACCTCTAGAGTCTGGATAATAGAATACATATCTAGCATCATAGTCTACAAAAATTCTTTTACCTTTAGAGTTTCTTTCAACTACATATACTTTGTCTTCATCTTTTTTATATAAAGCGTCTATGTAACTCATAGTAAAAATACTCTATAATTTCCTATTATATTCATTAATGTAAACCATCCGGATAAAGTTACAATCCAAATGCTTCTTCTTCTCCAACTAGCATAACACAAAGTACTAGAGCCTAGCAAGTACAATGGAAATACATAATGCATTGTTGGGTGTGGTGAGGTAAATGTTAAAATACAGGAACCCATAATTGTTACAATTACAGATAACAGCTCATTCCAAAAAGCAACTTGGTCCGTTTTATAACTGTTTACCCAAAATTCTTTGAGTAAACGATACACTATATCTTACCTGCCGCCGTTAATATGGAATCTAAAGTGTCCATATCATCTGACAAGTTCTGATAATTTCCTTTATGAGCAATTGAAATCGCTTTGTTAATCAATGCGGGTTTTAATTCTAGTTCCTCTGCTATTGATTTAACTGTATCTCTTAATCCTGATTTAAGATCGTCTACTTCTCCTAGGACTTGTGATCCTTGAGAAATGATTTGGATTAGCTTTTGTTTTTCGCCGTCGTTAAAGTTTCTTACTGCCATATATTTCCTTTGTTGTTAATAGTAGTATATAACAGTTTTAAGAGTAGAGCAAATGGTTTTTTTTAGATTAAACCAGATAATTTTTTGATACGTGCTAATTCAGGATTTACTTCAGTAATGTCGTTATCCTTCATTATTTGATTTGGAGAATTTATAAAATCTTCAGCCTTTGCTAATCCTCTAGAACCTGCTGATTGTGGATGTGCTGTTTGTTCACCTGTAGCAATATGTCCTCTTTGACGCATTTTGGTAACATCATCGAGATATTGTTTATAGTTGTAAGGTAAATGTTGTTCTAGTTCAGACATACTAGGTATTTATTGGAAATTATTTTTTCGTAGATTCAGTTTTTGGAGCCTTTGGTGCAGGATCCAAGTCGTTTGTAAATTTGTCTTTTGTTGGAATTTCTACTTCTGGTTGAACAGCATCCATTTCCACAGCTGGTTCTTCGATTGCTGGTTCTTCGATTGCTGGTTCTTCGATTGCTGGTTCTTCGATTGCTGGTTCTTCTGCGTTAGGTTCTTTTTCTTGTACAACTTCTGCGTTAGCTTCTGCTTCTTTTGCCTCTGCATCAGCAATAACTTCTTTTGTTTCTGGTGTTTTAATTAAGAAGTTTTTTTCTTGTAACTCTACTTCATTCATTGAAAACTTATTGTAAAGTTCTGCTAATTCAGTTCCTTCGGCTTTTTTTACGTACTCAGTTATTTCTGAAACAAATCTTTCTCTAAATGTTTTATCATCTAAAGTTGCATCTTCTTTTTCTTGTGCTTTTAATTCTGCCAATTGTGATTCAAGCTCTGTAATTTTGTCTAATCTTTTAGTTTCTTCTGTTACTGCTTTTTTAATACCTGCTGATATTGAATCATCAGCATCGGATTCTTTTATTGCTTTAGTAATACTAGATGTTGGTTCTGGTTTGGTAATTTCCTCAACTAATTTTTTTGCTTTTTTAGAAACTTTTACTGGATCAACGTATTCTTTAATTCCAGCTAATTTGGCAATATCTGCTAGGCTAACATCTTTTTCATCTAATAGTCTTGGTTCAGCACTAGCGGATTCCAACAAAGATTTTCGTTCTTGTTCAGGAGTCATATTGCTCATTGCGTTCAAACGAGCAACCAAGTCTGCAAAATTATCTGTGTAAGGTTTTTTACGTGCCATATTGAATATTTATAATAGATTCGTGATTATTTAAGACGTTGTTTTAACATTTCGGCAAGTTTTGACTCGTATGAAGTCTCAGCCCTTAATGCCGATTTTTTCCATCCTTTCGCAAGATACTCGTTGTGCTTTCTTTTTGGTATCATTATTGTTTTGCCATCTTTATGAACATATATTTTAGGTTCTGTTTGACCTAATCTTTTTAAATCAACTGGTTGTAAACCATCTTGATTTTGTTCGGTTGTTTTGTATACATTTTTAATTTTATCAATTAAAGGTGGCCAATTTTCTGAAATAACTTTAGCCTGAACTTCTGCCATGCCATAATTTTTTTTAAGTACAGCCTGGGCCATTTCTAATCCGTGCATTAAAGAAGCTTCAGCTTTACCTAATAAAGTTGCTTCTGTATCTTCATTTTGCTCTGCCTCTGTTGCAACAGGTTCGCCTTTCATTCTTACGTTTGTTATACCTAATTTTTCTAATTTCTCTGGCATTTTAGTTACAACAAATTTACCACTAGTGTCTTGGTCATCAAATTCGTATCCTACTATACTCATTAAATCTCTAATTGCAAAATTATGATCCGATGATCCAAACCCTTCTCCGTCTGGCCAATCACTATATCTTTGTTCTAATTCTCGAGCCGCATCTTGCCATTCATCTTTTAAATGATACCATTCTTCTGCTGATATCCATTTATTAAAAACTGCTCTTTGTAATATACCTTTTCCATCAAATGGTGCGTCTTCTTGTACTGCTGATTCTTCTGTCTGGTCAGGATCTGGTAACCTTGAAGTTTTTGCAAACTGTCCTGCCTTTTTGGCCTGTTCCACTTTGTCATAGAAGAAATCTATTAATTTAGGATTGTTATCTGCCGCTGACATGAGCATACTAATAAGGTCTTCGTCTACATGAAACAGTTGATTGTAGTAGTCTGACAAGTATACATCATCCTCCCTACCCCATTTTTTTAATTTTTCTGCCTTTTTTTGATCATTGTTGATATGACTATAATCGATTATCAGTTCCATCAGTTTAGGTCCATATCGTTTCATCATCTTGTCAAAAAACGCAACATCCTTATCAGAACTGTGTTTGATAGTAGAGATAGTTCTTTCTTTGTCATCTAATTCTTTTACTGATTCATCACTTCCTGGACTTGTAATAGGTGTTCCGTTATCTTTTCTATATGCTGGTTTTAACTTTTTACCAACAAATGCTTTTTGACCAGCTGGTATTTTTTCAACTGAACCACCTTTAGCAAGATATTGTTTCATCAACGCATCACGTTGTGCTTTTTTTTCTGGGGTATCGTATTCTTGCATAGCTTTTTCTAATTTGTTTTGTAAAAAATCAGTGTATTCTGGTTTCTTTCCTATAAAGCCTTCATCAACTTCTTTGTCTAATATTTTGTCATCTAAGTCTTGATGTACAGTTGGATCTATAAATTCTAAATCTCCTGCAGTCACATCTGTTTCGCCTTGACCCTCACCGTAAGATATTGTGTAAATGCCTTCATCGTCATCTGTATAGTCAACTATTCTTACAAGTTTACCTGTAGATTTTTCATGAGCATAGTCACCAATATTACCCGGCAT